CGGTCTGTCACTCGTGCGGGCACAGGGCCGCCGCACGGACCTGTTGCGCGGCGTCTGTTGGTGTCTCGTCGAAGCGGAACGGCCCCGCCCAACCCCGGCCGTCCATTAGCACATCCGGCGTATCGGATGGTGAATGTGGCATCATGTACGCCCGATGCCTACCACGATGCTCGCCAAGGATTACCTGAAGCGCAACCTTGCCAACGCGACACCGGGAACGACGAACGCGAAGGATTACCTGGGGCGGGATATCCAGGCCGGGAACCTGGACCATCTCGGCCGTCAACTGTCGGCCTGACCGGTGATGGATCGGCCCGTACCGTCCGGACGCTTCCCGTCCCGGCATGACCGGGTCATCCTCGAACCTGAACCCGGCGGCGGTGACCCCCGCATCGCGGTCCCGAACGACAACGGGTCCGGCCCCAACCTGCCCCCCGTCTCGGTCGGGCCGACCAGCTCGACGAACACGCCAGGGAACTTCGTGATGTCGGCGTCTGCCTGGTCGGGATGGCCGGCCCCGACGACCCCCGGGGCCGGTGGGACATGGGCGACACCGCCGCTCGAACAGTTCTCCACCACCGGTGGCGGCGAGTGGACCGGCTACGGCTACGGCCGCCAGAACCCGTCCGGCTACCTGAAACGCGTGTCGACCGTCATGACGTGCGCCGACCTGAACGTCCGCCAGATCGCGTCGTTCCCCGCCTACGCCGTCAAGGACAGGCGGCCGGCCCCGCTGCCATCGTGGTACGACACCGGCCCGGAGCCAGAGCTGTACCCGGACTGGACAGCCTTCATGAAGGCCGCCGGGAACTCGTACTGGCTCGCCGGTGAAGTGATCCTGTGGGCCACCGGCCGGTACGCCAACGGTTACCCGGCCCGGTTCATCGCGTTGAACCCGCACAACGTCTACGTGGACGGTGACGGCGACTGGTACATCGGCCACGACGACACCGGCGAACGGTTGAACCGGGCCGACATCTGCCACATCCCATACCAGATGCTCCCCGGCGCCGGGCATCGCCGCGGGATCGGCCCGCTCCGCTGGACGCACGGCAACCTGATCTCCGCCGCCACCCTGGCGTCGTATGCGGCGTCGATCGCCCAGTATGGGGTGTGGGCCGTCCTGAAGCATCCCGACGAACTCACCGCCACCCAGGCCGCCGAGTTCCAGGCGCAGTGGATGTTCTCCCGCTACCACAACCCCGGGGCGCCGGCGGTCCTGTCCGGCGGGATCGAACTCGAGACGGTGACGATGTCCCCGAAGGATCTCGCGTTGTTGGACCTGATGTGGTTCGACTTGGAGATGATCGCCGCCGCGTTCGGTGTCCCATCGGTCCTCGTGAACCTGCCGACGAACAACGGGCTCACCTATTCGACGACGACGATGCTGGCCGACTGGCATTGGCGGGCGACGTTGCGGACCGCGGTCCAGTCGTTCTCCGGGCCGATGTCGACATGGCTGCTACCCCGGGGGACTGTGATCGAGTGGAACCCCGACCGGTACGTGCAGCCACCGCTCGAGGAACAGGCCCGCACGTTCGAGATCCTGGCCCGCGTCGGCGCCATGTCATCGGCGGAGATCCGGGAAGCGCTGCGGCTGGCACCGGCCGACAACAACGACGCCGACGCCCTGGCCGGGCTCATCGGCGCTGAGAGGGGATGACCGTGGAAAGCTTCGACAGGGCGGTCACCGGACCAGTCGAGATGGTCGACGACCACACGTTGCACGGCATGGTCGTCCCGTGGGGTCAACCGGCCCGCGTCATGGACCCCGACTCACCTGCCCCGTACCTGGAGCAGTTCGACCGGGCCGCGTTCAACGACCAACTCGACTACGGCGCCGACAACCGTGGCATCATCCGCAACGTCACCTTGCGGGACTCCCACGACGGCGCCCCGCTCGGCTACGCCCTCGAGCTCGACCGCCGCGACGACGGCCTCTACGGCACGTTCCGGGTTCGTGACGCCCACATCCGCGACGTCCGCCAAATGTACGACGACGGCATTGACGGGCTGTCGGTCCGGTTCCATCCGTTGGCTCGGGGCGGCTCTCGCACCGACGGCGGCGTCACCACCCGGCTCCGCGCCATCATCGAACACGTCGCGCTGGTCGCCACCCCCGCCTACACGTCCGCCAAGGTTCTCGCGGTCCGCGCCGACCGAGCCTTGGATATCGCTGAGGCTGACAGGGCCGCGGCAGCGCACCGCGAGCTCGCCGAGCTCGACGGGTGGCTCGCCGAGTCGCGAGCGAAACGCTTGCGTTGGACATCCCTGGTGGGCGATACTTCGCCCTGAAGTCGTCGTGGGAGAGCCCGAGAGCCCGCCGGTGATTGCCAGGTAGAGCCCGCCGGGGACCGCATGGTCCCGCCAGGTGGAGCCTGCCGGATCACGCCAGGTGGAGCCTCCGCCCCGATGGAAACCCGAACGCCGCGCACTGGGCCGGTGTTCCAGGCATTCCGTCCTAAGGGGAGGCATCCCGATGTCCAACACACTGACGTCAGACCCGATGGTCGACAGGCTGCTGCAAGAACGCGACTCGCTGGAACGGCGAGTCGATTCGATGAAGCAGGTCGCGAACGAACAGGACCGGCTCCTCAACGACGACGAGAAGACCGCTGTACAGGCAGCCAAGGACCGTGTCGCCCGCCTTGACGAGCAGCTCGACCTCATCGGCGACACGCTCGCCATGTCGGACGAGTCCCGCAGCCGTCTCGCCCGCGTCACCCGCTCCGTCGTCGCCACACCCCCCGGCTACAACCGGGCCGGCGAAGTCCTCTACGACATCCTCCACGCGTCCGATGGCGCGTCGGCGACACGGTTGCAGGCGGCGATGAACCGGGCCGCCGAACACATGGGCACCGAGAAGACCACGACCGTCGCCACGGCCGGCGATCTCGGCGGGCTCGTCGTCACCCCGGTTGTCGGCGCCGTCATCGACCCGTACCCGTCAGGGATGCCGTTCGCCAACGCGCTCGGGCTCACCGAGTCCCCCTCCGCGATGCACTTCATGCGGCCCCGCATCGTCGACACGTCGTTCGCATCCGGGGTCGGCACACAGAGCCTGGAGAAGGCCGAGCTCGTCTCCAAGGCGTTCGAGGTGACCGCCGACCCGATCACCCTCGCCACGGTCGGCGGATATCTCAACGTGTCCCAACAGCTCATCTCGCTGCAACCGGGCAGTCTCGACCTGATCATCTCCCACATGCTGAAGCGGCTCGCCGCCAAGATCGACGGCATGTTGATCACAGAGATGGCTCTGTCGACCGGCAAGGTCACCCTGTCGCTCACCGCTGACGCCGCCGCCACCCTCAAGGCGATCTATGACGCGTCGGCCGCCGTGTACGCCGCGACCGGTGAGCTCGCCCAGTGGATCGCGATGGGCCCGACCGGTTACGCCCGGCTCGGCTCCCTCGTCGACGCCGCCGGCCGTCCGCTGTTCCCGACGATCGGCCCGGCCAACGCACCCGGCACGGCGTCCGCCGCACAGTTCTCGTCGACTGTCGCCGGACTGCGGGTCGTCGTGACCCCCGGTATCACCGACGCGACGTTCTGGGTCGGCAACGGTGACGTTCTCGAGGGGTACCTGTACCGGTTCCCGGTCCTCGAAGCGGTCGAACCGTCCGTCCTTGGCCGCCAGGTGGCGGTCGCCGCGGCGGCCGCCGCATATCGGCCGATCCCCAACGGCGCCATCCACCTCGCACCCTGACCGGAGCCCGATCGTGACCGCGGACGAACTCCAGCGTTACTACGACGTGTCCCTGCCGCCGTCGCTCACCGGCGGCGGCGGTGGCGGTGAGGAAGGCGACGACGAGCTGCCCGGCGCCGTCGCCCAGTTCACGATCGGCGACATCCAAGCATGGGTTGACGATCACCCCGACGACGCCGACGAAGTGTTGGCCGTCGAGGATTCCCGTGGTGACGCCGCCAGGGTCACCCTGCTGCGCTGGCTCGAAGGTTTCATCGCCCACCGCGACGACGACCTCGACGAGGACGACGATGACTGACGTCGCGCCGCCGGCGACCGGCGTCTGGTATGACGACGACGAGGTCACCGACGCTGCCTTGCACCGGCTCCGGCTACAGGGCGGCGATATCGACGCCGAACTGATCCGCGGGTTGGTCCCGGTCGCCGGGATCGCGATCGAGGCCTACGTGGACTCCGAAACGGTGATCGACGGGCCACCACCCGCCGCCGACTACCAGTACGCCATCATCCACGCCGTCATCTGGCTCTACCAGGCCGAGATGCCGTCCACCGACCCGTACGCCACGACGTCGACCGCCACGCTGTTGCGGCCCCTGTTCGACTCGGTCATCCCGCATCGCCGCGCCAGGGCCGGGGTTGCCTGATGCCGTCCCGTCTCGCTGATGCCCGCGCCGAGCTCGTCGCCGCGCTGGCGCCGGTTCTGCCCGGCCGGGTGGACCCGTACCCGCCCGCCCCCGGCAGGGTGATCGCACCGAAGATCTGGATCGGTGACCCCGAAACCATCCCGGCGACGATCGGCCAGTCGATGGCCGTGACGTTGGCCCGGTTCCCGGTCGCCGTCATCTACGACGGAGCTGTCCACGCCCAAGTCGCCGGGCTCGACGACCTCGTCTCCGCCGTCATCGACGCCGTCTCCGCCGCCCCCGGGTTCGAACCGGACGGCTCCCGCACCGGGCCCATCCTGGGTCTGCCGTTGGATTCGACGATTCGAGCTCACACCGTCACCGCCACGGTGACGATCACGGCACGCACCCTGTGCCCGCCC